CAATATTAACATATAAAATTCAAGATATTAACCCATCAACAGGAACTTCTGCTACTACAACATATAATTTAACTTTAGATAGAGCACTCCCTGATTATACTCCATTCTTTACTGGTACGACTTATGCCTCAAGAGTTTTAATATACCCATCAGGTATGACACAATTATATGATTCGGTTACACCGGCATCATATTGGGAAACATTTGATACAAACCTTGAAACAAGTAGTACGATTACTGTTAGAGATAATACTGTTGTATGGAACATGAATATTCCTTGGTCGGTTAGTCCTGCGGGTGTCTTCTCAACTTCTGCGGAAACTTATACCTCATATAATTCAGTTACCTATTTAGGAACTAAAGAATATTTGGGTTATCAAGAACCAAGTGGTCAAACACTGACAAGTAATAATAGTGTTTATTATTATAATTCTTTCAATGAGGGAGTGGTTGTACCACCAGCACAACAAAAAGCAATCGCCATTATTCACTACACTAATCAAGATATTGATAATGTTTATGGTGAAAAATTTGCAACAAATCCATATGACCCACAAAATCCAAATGACAATATTGGTTTAGCAAGACATTTTAAATTATCAATTCCAACTTTAATGTGGCATAAATCTACAGGTGGAACTATTGGACAAACATTTTACATTGACCCTCCAACACTTAACTTATCAGGTAGTGCGATTGGAGTTAAGTATGTTACTTCATCTAAAAATTTAGATATGAATGACCCAGGAATTAGATATTATGATTTATGGGATGATAATATTAATACCGTAACAAATTTACCTAATAGGGTTGGTAAAGTTTTTCCTGACCAAGAGATTGTTGTTATTGATGATGAAGAAATCATTGCGGCAATGTCGTATAAGGCAAACAGAAATTGGACATTACCTGCACCAAAACTTTCACTTTTAACACCAAACACTTGTTTTACTAATGGTAATAGTGCGGTAGGATTAATGTCAGGGTCAACTCAAAAATTATGGGTTACCTATAGAATGGATTCTACAACAGGTTTTACTAATTCATTACATTGTAATTATTATAGTACAATTTATGGACCTTCTGTTGATTGTAATAATTCTGAACAAAATGTTGCAGTTAGATTTGGAGATGAATTTCCGTTCTTAACATTAGGAACATTAAATGGTTATTCTGCCGATTCGTTTAAAATTTTATGTCAACTTATTGAAGGAGAAAGTCAACCAAGTCCTACTGGTTGGAGAGAAATTGATGTTACAGACCAACTTTCAGCAACAACAATTGGTGGTTACTTAACTGTTAGTGGTATTACAGGAACAACATTCCAAATTGACAATGATTCGTATAATGCGGCATCAACTTATAATCTTTACAATTATATTGATATACCATTAAATGGACAAACCGATGTATTGAATTTTGGAGATGAATATTATTTTTATGGTAATATTGAAACTGATATTAGTGCTACCATATATGAAATGAGATATCTAATCAATTTAGGTAGAAATCAATTTACAAACACTTCAAATCCAACTTGGACATCTGGAACTACATCATATTTTACAGAAATTGGATTATTTGATAGTAATAAGGATTTGGTTGTTGTTTCTAAATTTCAATCACCACAACTTAGACAGGGTATTCAACAGCTTGTTGTTAAATTAGATTTTTAATAATTCACATTTAATAATATTACTATATTATTAATAGAATAAAGATTACTAATGGGAAAAAAAGTTAAACAAGCTAATTTATTAACATCACCTAAAGTGTTAGGTTTAGATGTGTCAACAAAAACTATCGGGTTTGCATTATTTGATATTGAATCAAAAAATTTATTAGAGTTAACTCATATTTCGCCAACTCCAAAACCTGCCGTTGAAACTAAAATTGAGGAGTTAATGTTGAAAAGTACTATTTTTAGAAACAAAATAGAGAACTATACAAATATGGGAATAACAAAGGTTGTTATTGAAGAACCTCTTTTAAACTCAAACAATGTTTATACTGTTGGAACATTAATTAGATTTAACACTTTAATCTGTAAAGAGATTTATGATGTTTTGGGAATTGTCCCTGAATTTATTTCAACATATAACTCAAGAAAATTTGCCTTCCCACATTTGGTTCAAAAAAATGATAAAGGTAAACACGTATTATTTGGTGGTCTTCCAAAAGACATAGACAAAAAAGTTGTTATATGGGAATTGGTCTCAAAAAAAGAACCTCAGATTCAATGGATATACACAAAAAACAACACCCTTAAAAAAGAAAACTATGATATGACTGACGCATATTCTTGTGCACTTGGATTTATGAAAATGTTGGAGATTTGGTAAACTCCCAATAAAACCCATTATATTTAACTCCTTTATTACATGCAATTCCTAATCTAGAATAATTGTATCCTGTTTTTTCTGAGGCATCTTTCATAGAATTAAAAAAGTTAATAATTTCACCTGTTAATGATTTTTGAATAACGCATTTAATTTTTGGTCGCCTGTTTTTTATTTGTTCAATAAAAGAATCTTCTAAAGGTTCATTTTCGTACTTCCAAATAAACCCAAAGGCTGTATGTTGTTCTCCTTTACAAGCCCCTGAAATATTTCTTGCTCTTAAATTTAAAGACCTTTCAACTTCAGATGAAGAACTCCAATGTTTTATAAAATTACCATCTAATGTATATTGAATTATTGGTTTTGAACCAATTGATAATTTTAGTCTGATTTCTCTCATTTTTTCTTTAAAAGATTCATCTCGTTTTGTTGTCATATTCGGTGTGGCTTTAAATCTTATATTATATGAGTTATACTTGGATATATTGTAAAAATCCATCCATTTTTGTTCTTTATCGTATAATAATTTTCTATTTTTGGATATATCAAAATTTTCTAATATTTTAAATTCAAAATTTTCTAATCCGTATTTTAAAATTGAATTAAATAAATAAACACTACCTTTTCCTGATTTATGTTTATACCATCTATTTTTGAAGTTTATTGAACTACCAATATAAACTTTGTCGTTTATTTTGTTTTTAATTAAATAAATTCCTGAATTTTCCATAATTATAAATATCTAAGACGATGTAAAGTGTGCGGATTAATTAAAATATTTGATATTTTAAAACATTATTCGTATATTTGTCATTACGATATATAATATATGGAACAAGAAGTTGAAGTATTGGTAGAATTATTGACTGATGTGTTGGGTAAACCCAAACAACATTATGAGTCAAAATATCAAATTACTTTTAACTGTCCAAGATGTGCTGAGGAGAAAGGGTTAGATAATGGTGATGGTAAGGGTAACTTCGAGGTTAATTATCGAAAACACGTTTATCATTGTTGGGCTTGTGGAGAGACATATGGTACTCACGGACCATTGGGAAAGTTATTTGACCAATTCGGAACCAAAAAACAAAAGAAAGTTTATAATTTAATAAAACCTGAAGAATTAAAAGTTCAAGATGTTAAAAAAAACATATTAAAACTTCCTGAAGGGTTTATGTCGTTTGAAGATTCCAATGCAAGATTCATTCCACATATCGAAGCGATGAGATATCTTAAATCTCGAGGTATCACAGATGAAATTATTAAAAAATATAAAATAGGATATACCGTTACTGGTGATTATGCTTATAGGATTATTGTTCCTTCATATGATATTGATGGTACATTAAACTATTTCATTGCAAGAGCTTGGATATCAAGTAAGATGAAATATAAAAACCCACCAGTTCCAAAAGATGATATAATCTTCAACGAGAGGTTAATTAATTGGGATAAAGATGTTTATCTTGTTGAAGGTGTCTTTGACGGGTTTTTCTTGGATAATAGCATTCCAATGTTAGGTAAAGCTTTAAGTAAATTATTATTTGAGACCTTATATGAGAAGGCAAATGGTAGTATTATTATTTGTACTGATGGTGATGCTTGGTCTAATGGACTTAAAATGTATCACGAACTAAACGGTGGAAGGTTGTATAATAAGATAAAAATCATTAAATTACCTATTGATAAGGATATTTGTGACTTAAAGGGTCAAATTGATGAATATTACTATGTTATAAGATAATTTGGAAATACGAATTATTTGATTATCTTTGTCTTAATAAAGAAAAATATGGATTTAAACGAAATTTCAAAAGAAATTAGAGACATTGTCTCACAAAAACAAAAAGAGTTAGACCTTTCATTTATTGAGGACAAACACATCTACTATATGAAA